GTGCAATCGACGTATCTAAACTCGAAGCAAGCACGGAAAAGGTATCCGTAAAGAAAGTCGGTAAAGCGGCAGAAATTACAGACGAAGCGGCTTTATCCGGATACGGCGACCCGGTCGGCGAAACACAGCGTCAGCTGTTAATGTCAATCGCAAGCAAGGTCGATGAAGATATTGTAACGGCACTGGGAACGACAACGCTTACGGTTACGGATACAAACGAAATCTCGTATGACGGGATTGTAAACGGGGTAGATAAATTCGCAGAAGAAAGCGACGTATCCAAGGTGCTGTTCATTCATCCCGAACAGTTGTCGAAAATCCGTAAGGACCCGGCATTTATTGACAAGACTAAATACGGCGGCGATTTGATGATGACCGGAGCCATCGGATCTATTTGCGGTTGTGAAGTCGTTGTATCTCGTCGTGTACCGAAAGCCGGCGGCAACTTCACCAATTTTATGGTACAGATGAGCGCAGCAGCAACAGACGGACAGCCCGTAATGCCGGCAGTGACGATTTACGTTAAGAAAGCCGCCGACGTTGAAACGGACCGTGATATTTTGGCAAAAACAACGGTTATTTCGGCGGCAGAACATTACGCAGTAGGATTGACGAATCCGGCTAAAGTCTTAAAAATGACATTTAAAGCCGTATAACAAGGAGGGGTATCAATGGGTATGCTTATTAGGCGGCACCGAGAAGCGGCCGCAGATATAGACATGGAGCAGTCGGAAGTGATGAACACCGAGAACGTGGACGTTCAGGAGGAAGAGCCTTTGACGGAAGATGCACAAGCCAATCAAGATGTGCAAGCCGATGAAGATGCACAAGCCAATCAAGATGTGCAGGCCGATGAAGATGCACAAGCCAATCAAGTAAAGACGACAAACAAAGCAAATAAAAAGAAGGCCCAGGCCGATGAATAAATACACGGAGAAGGTTATCACGCTTGCCGAAGACTTGACCGGATGCCCGGATGTCACCGCCTTTGAAACCTCAATTGATTTCATTTCCGAGGTTGTCGAACGGAGCATACTCAACGACATAAATCAGGCAGAGGTTCCCGTCGAGCTTGAACGGGTCGTCATATATCGAACACTTGGAGAGTTAATCAAAATGCAGGGCAAAAATATTCTTGGTGATACCGATGATATGGCGAAATCAATCGAAATTGGCGATACGAAAATCGAGTTTAACGGCGAGCCTTTGTCCGTGCGTCTGACTACACTAGCAGATGCATTAACGAATTACGGCAAGGGGGAATTGGCGTGTTACCGACGGCTGAAATGGTAAGGCGAGCAAGGCAGCAGCTCGAAAAAATGTACGAGATGAGTGCGTTCGTGTATTCCGATGTGAGTAAGCAAGATGAAGACACGGGCATCGTTACGTCTAAGCCGAAGAATACAGGCATATACCCTTGCCGTATATCGTACAAGACAAGCACGACCGGTACGGGTGAAGGGGTAGCATCCTTCACCCAGTCTATCGTGCTGTTCACATATCCGGATGCGAAGATTCCGAAGGGGTCACGCATTGCAGTATCGCATAACGAAGGGGTGACCTGGTATAAAGCGGCATCCACTCCGGCACATTACGATACGCATCAAGAAATTCAACTCGAATTACTGGAGAAACGATAATGGCGAACGTCGAATTTGATGTCCGAGAATTTGAAAATTTTTGCAACAAGGTACGGGAATTGGACGGCAAGGCCGATACGGCACGAGTATTAGAATCCGGTACGAATCAGTTAGCGGCCTTGTATGTAAGAGAAGCGAAAAAGCGAACGCCTGTCGGCAAGCGAGGGTCCGTCAAAGCCTTTATGGGTAGAGATAAGAGCGGCAAGGCGATATACCTAACGTACCACTACAATACACAGCAAACACGGAATTCGTGGCGAGTGGATGCGGCAAAAATAACCGGAACGACGGCGGCGGCTAAGGTGTATAATACGTCCCGGTATGCGTCGTTCGTAGATGAAGGGCATCGTCAAGAAGTCGGTCGATACGTTCCGATGCTTGGTACACCGATTGGCGGCGTGGTACACGGGGCAAGACTCAAAAAGCCCTGGGTCGAGGGGTTACACATGACCGATGCGGCCGAAAGTGTCGTGGATAGGAACGCCGGGAGGATTCTCGACAGGGTTGTCAGGGGGTATTTACGTGAACTCGATAAGTAATATTATTACGGGCATTGCGACGGCCGTTCATAAGGAAACGGGGCGGCCGGTATACCTCGAATTTAAAGAGAACGGGGCAGAATTCCCGTGCTTTTATGTTAGCCTGGTAAATTCGTCCGAGGATTTACACGTTTCCAGTCTGTACGACCGGACGAACGACTTCGAGATACTCTACTTTATTAACGAAGAGGACCTACCCGAGGACGTACGAGGCGAACTTCACGACGTGGGCGAACGACTGTATTCGGTGTTAGAGTACATAACAGTCGACGGCCAACTGATGAGAAGTAAAAAGCGTTCGTATAAGGTGACGGACGGCGTGATGCATTTCTTATTGACCCTGGAGGACATACGACGTAAGGCCGGGAAACGACAAGAGGCGATGCATCAAGTCGGAATCACGGAAGGAGTTAAAAATGGAAACAGCGACCAATAAAAATACAGAAGTCGCCGTAAAGGAAGAGCCGAAGAGCATCGTCGAACGGTTCGATAAGGTGACTATATTACAATCTGACAGATTTAAGCGGTATCGAGATATTCTTGATACTGTATTGAATTCCGGTCAGTTATACGGAGCGGACGAAGTGGACAAGGTGTTAAGTGATGCACTTACACACCGGGTGCAAAAGTCCGTGAATGAATAAGGAGGGAACAGCGTAATGGCATTAGGCGGCGGAACGTTCTTGTTCCACAATAAAGTTTTACCGGGTACGTATATTAATTTCGTATCGAAAGTACGGGCATCGGCAGAAGTATCCGACCGAGGGTTCGGGGCAATGATGCTCGAATTGGATTACGGCCCGTCGGGTACAGTATTCAGAGTTGATGCAGATGAATTCCAAAAGAACTGTATGCAGTATTTCGGCTATGACTACACGCATCCGAAAATGAAAGGCCTTAGAGATTTATTTACGGGCCTTAAAACGGGGTATTTCTATCGGCTTAATAGTGACGGTGCTGTCGCATCTTGCACGCTTGCCAAAGCGAAATATGCGGGTATTAGAGGCAATGCACTGGGGGTTTCTGTACAGTCAGATCCGGACAATTCCGGAGCTTTTATCGTCACAACGTACATGACGACAGATAACAATCGTCAGGCAGTGGCGAAACAGTCGGGCGTAAAGACGGCTGCGGACCTCGTCGACAATGAGTATTTGAAATTCGAGAAGGCGGCTACATTGGCGGCTACCGCTTACACGGCCCTTACAGGCGGTACGAACGGAGCAGCCGTTACGACACAGAACTATCAAGACGGCCTGGAAATGCTTGAACCGTACTATTTCAATGTGCTTGGTTATGCCGGTTCAGATGACGCTATCAAGGGCCTTTTGATTAACTTCACGCATCGGTGCAGAGTACAGACGGGGGCGAAATTCCAGTTGGTTATTCACGGCAAACAGGGCGTGAATGATGAAGGCGTTATATCGGTACTGAACGACGTTACAGACAGCGGAGCGGAAAAAGGCAGTGCCGTATACTGGGTAACCGGTCAAGAAGCGTCGTGTGCAATTAACGAAACGGTCGGCAACCGTAAGTACACAGGCGAATACTCGATTAACACGAAGTACAAGCAATTCGAGTTGGAACAGGCGATTAAGAACGGCATGTTTATGTTCCATTCCGTAACGGATTCTGTAGGCGGCAACGTCACGGGTGAAGTCCGAGTATTGAAGGACATTAACACCTTCACAGAATTTACAAAAGAAAAGAGCCGTGATTTTTCGCTTAATCAGGTTATCCGGGTACTCGATAACTGGGCCATTGATGCAGCACGCTTATTCAATAAGACGTATCTCGATAAGGTGCAAAACGATGCAGACGGCCGCAAAGCGTTGTGGGCTGATTTGGTTTATTTAGCCGAAGAATATCAGCGTGTGCGTGCGATTCAGAATTTCGACGATAAAGATATTCCCATTCCGTCGCAAGGCGATAACAAGGAAGATGTTTTGGTCGACGTTCAATTACAGCCGACGGTTTCAATGGAAAAACTGTACATGACCGTCGTCGTAGCGTAAGGAGGGATATACATGCCGGATGCAATCAGAACAATGGAAGCGGCCGACGTAATCAGTGCCAAGTTGGCCAACTGCTATATAATCGTTGGCAGCACTCGTAAACTGTTATTCCAGGCCAAAGATTTAAAGGCCACTGTCAAAAAGAACAAAAAGCAAGTGGCAATCCTGGGCCGGATGATGAAGGGCAACAAATCTACGTCGCTTGAAGGAAGCGGCAAGCTGACGATTTACAAGAACACGTCGATTTTCGACGATATGATTGAAAACATGATGAAGAGCGGCACGGATACGTATTTCGATATGCAGGTAACGAACGAAGACCCGACCAGTCACGCCGGGTCACAAACGGTTATCTTAAAGGGATGCAATATCGATGAAGGTACCGTCGCTAACTTCAACGCAGACGGAGAATGGCTCGAAGACGAAATCAATTTTACGTTCGAGGACGTAAAATGGGCCACGAAGTTTAAAGAATTGGACGGAATGAAGGCATAGGGCCTTCATTCCTTTTCTTTTTATATATAAGTGAAAGGGGCAAAAAGAATGGCAGAAAATTTCAGTGCGTTTTTGAAAGAAAACGTAAAAATCGAAAGCGAAGTTGGGTATGTAGCATCCGACCGCTTCAAGGGTGAAAACGGCAAGCCGATTGAATGGAAAATAAAAGTGCTGACGACTAAAGAACTCGATAGAATTCGTGACCGCCATACTAAAAAGGTACTTGTACCGGGGACCCGTGAATATAAAGAACGATTCGATAACGAAGGGTTTAATTCGGATCTGATTACCGAAACTATCGTATATCCGACTCTCGACGAAGTAGAATTACAAAATTCATGGGGAGCTAATGACCCGGGCGAACTGTTGAAAGTCATGTTATTACCCGGCGAATATGCAGATTTGGCCAGTGCCGTATCCGAGGCACAAGGATTTAAAGTCGGCCTCGACGACAAAATCAAAGAAGTAAAAAACTGATAAAGACGGACGACCCGGAAACCTCGTTTGCCTACTTGGCCTTTGTGAAGTACGGCATCAGGCCGAGGGCGTTCGTCAGCATGGATGAAAACGAAAAAGCCGCCGTAATCGCCTTTATGAACTATCACGTACAGGCCGAGAAAGCGGAAATGGCTAAAATCGGGAAGGGGTAGCACATGGCAACCATTAACAACTATATAAAGCTGTCGACGAACATTCCCGACGCAATGGACAGGGCGGCACAGGCTACCCGAAAAGCATCAAACGGTATGAACAACCTAAGCGACCGCATGAAGAAGGTTGCGAGCGGTTCAACAGCTATGAGTGAACGTATGGGCGGTGCGTTCCAAATGATGATTGGTAGTTTAGCGGCTAGTGCGGTAACGACAGCGTTATCCACTATACAGAACGGCATCTCGTCGCTTATGGGAACGGCCGAAGAATACGCCGGGATACAAGCCCGTATGAATTTAGTTACGGGTAGTCAGCAGAACGCTATCATTCTGAATGAACGCATTTATCAGTCGGCACAAAAGGCTAGGGGCGGTTATTTAGACATGGCCAACGCCGTATCACAATTAGCAATGTCGGCCCATGATGCTTTTCCCGACCCGAGGGAAGCGGTCGACTTTATGGAAGGCGTTCGAAAGCCGTTTGTTATCGGCGGGCGGGTGCGAGGTCGGCGGCAGGGAGGCAGAGCGCAACAAGCTCAAGGCGCACCCCCACGCGGCCGCCGCACGAGGCGGCACACGGCGGTATGCAGGAGATTGCGACGAAGGAAATCGATTTCTCGGATCCGGCGCTCGGGTCTGTAATCGGCGAGGATTATCTC